TGCGCGAGAAGCGGCTCTTGGCGCTCTCGGGGGATAACGCGAAGATCGATTCGTGGCCTGCGGCGAAGCTTGACATCTTCACAGACACCATCGAGGTCGCGGTGGGGCACATCGCCTCACAGACCCGCACCCCACCGACCTACCTGGTGTCGAAAACGGGCATGTCGAACGTCAATGGTGAGGGGCTGAAAGCGTCGGAGATCGGGCTCAACAAGAAAGTGCTCGAGTTCTGGACGTACGCCGGCCCCACAATCCGCGAAGTGAACCGCCTCATCGCGTTGGTGATTGGTGACGAGAAGCTGGCGCAGGCGACGGTGCTCGCGAAGGTCAACCATGTGAACCCGGAGATTCGTTCTGAGGGTCAACTGGCAGACATGCTCGTGAAGCTCAAGGCGATCGGTTACCCGTTCAAGTACCTGATGGAGCTCCACGGGGTGCCGCCGGGTGACTTCCAACGGATCATGGACATGCGCGAGGAAGAAGCATCTGACCCAATACTGATGGCCGCTATGCAGCCGTTGGAGGTTCCTGGTGATTCCGAAGGCGGCTTCTGAACAGTTTGATACTCAGCAGCGCATCGCGGCTGTAACTGCGGCAGCGGTGGCGAATGCGTGGCGTCGGGTCGGTGACGACTTTGATGCCGGGTGGGCGAACGTGCGCACTCAGGCTGTCGCCACGGTGCAGCTGGGGCGTGCGGCGACGATTCACCGGGCGTCACCGTATGTGTCTGACGTGTTGCGGGGGGCTGGGCAGGCGGCGGCGCCGGTTGGCGTGTTGAACCCTGCCCGGTTTCTCGAATATGCCCCGAACGGCATGCCCGTCAGTGCCACGTTGGATGCTGCACCGTTGAAAGCGAAGCACGCTGTCGGGCTGGGCATGTCTGCGTTTCAGGCCCGCGAGCTCGTTGGCAGGTGGCTGACTGGTACGTCGTTGACGATGCTCGCTGACACTCGCCGTGACGTGTATCAGGCAGACATTATCCAGCGGCCCACGGTCACTGGGTATGTGCGCATGGTGCATGCGGGCGCGTGTAACCGGTGCATCATCCTCGCCGGGAAGTGGTTCCGGTGGAACAAGGGCTTCGACCGTCACCCGAATTGCTACTGCACGCACATCCCGGCCGCGGAGCAAACGTCTGGCGATCTGAGGACTGACCCGTACGAATACTTCCATTCGTTGGATGAGAAGGCACAGAACCGTGCATTCGGGAAGCACCAGGCACAGGGCATTCGCGATGGCGGCGATATTTACCGGGTCGTGAACTCGAAGACCGCCGGCATGAGCACTGTGGGTGGCGCGACCTCGCGCGGTGTGCCGAACCGGCGCACGCTCGCAGACATCTACAGTCACGACCGCAACCGTACCCACGTCATTTCGAACCTGGAACACCACGGCTGGATCACTGGCCCGCAGGTCGCTGGTGGCAACATCCGCGGCAACCTGCCCACTGATGCCAGGGTGCTCGCGGCAGGCCCGGGACGGGGCACGTACGCGGTCGGTGGTCGCACGATCGAGACGAACCGATCCAAGACGTACCGTGCTGTCGAATCTGGTGTGCGTGACCCTCTGGAGCGCGCGACGATGACCGCCGCGGAACGTCGTCTGTATGACGCCCACTACCGGGCGCAATGGGCACGCGCCGGGTACTCCCCGAGCAGCGTGGGTGCGAACTCGGCCGACCGTGGCCTGGGGTTACGCCCCATCAGCGCGACGGACGCGGCACGTATCGAGCAGCTGTACCAGACCGAACGGTTCCGTGCGTTGACCGATACGAAGTCCGACAGTGTGCGGCGTCTTGCTGAACTGCTCGGCTAACAACTTCCCCGTGTGATGCGGGACGAAGAAACACCCCGTTTGGGGTGACACCTGGCCCCGTGAAGGGGCCTTTCTCATCCCACCAACGAGGAGTGATTTCTCACCATGACCGTAGACAACGTTGCGACTGTGACGGACGCAACAGCTGAACCGACCGAACCCGTCGAGGGCGAAACGACCGACCCGCTCGAGCCCGCAGAGCCGGGCGAGGGTGCACAGGTTGTTGACCCGGATGCTGGGGCGAAGAAAGCTCTCGTCGCTGAGCGCGCTGCGCGCAAAGCCGCCGAGAAGGAACTCGCCGCGTTCCGTGCTGAGGCCGCGCTGAAAGACAAGCCTGCCGAAGAGCAGGCCATCGAGAAGGCGCGCGCCGAAGGCCGAACAGAAGCGGCAGCGAAGGGCAACGAACGGTACATCCGGGCGGAGCTCAAAGCTGCGGCGACGGGAAAGGTCAAGAATCCGGCGCTCGCTCTCAAGCTCATCGACACGTCAGGGATTGACGTGGACGACGACGGCGAAGTCGATTCGGACGCGCTCAATGCGGCGATCGCTGGACTGCTCACTGAGTACCCGGAGCTCGCCGCTGATGGCGCGCGCTTCGGTGGCGGTGCCGACCAGGGCGCGAAGGGCAAAGCCGCGAAGGCAGCCCAACTCTCTGAACAGGATCTCAATTCGATGACGCCCGAGCAGATCAGTGAGGCCCGCGCGAGCGGACGCCTCGACACGATCCTCGGCGTCAAACACTAACCAGAAAGGGGGAGAGCCATGGCTCTCACCAACTTCATTCCCATCGTCTGGAACTCGCAGCTCCTGCTCGACTTCCGTCAGGCGGCTGTTGCAGCGAACCTCGTCAACCGTCAGTACGAAGGTGACGCACGGTCGGGTAACACCGTCCGCGTGAACACTGCTGGCGCGATCGCGATCAAGGACTACAAGACTGGCCTGGTCTACGACAACCAGCCTGTCCCTGCACTGATCCCGCGCACCACGGCACCCGATGCGATCACGTCGACCAAGGCGGATCTGCTCATCGACCAGGAGAAGTCGTTTGACTTCCTCATCGATGACATCGACCGTGCACAGGCTGCTGGCTCGCTTGGCGAGTACACGCAGTCGGCGGCTGAGGGCATGGCCGAGGATGCAGACAAGTTCATCCTCAGTGGACTGTCGACCACGAACGCCCACCTGGCTGCTTCGGCTATCACCACGGGCGACCAGGCGTTCGATGCGATCGGTCTTCTCAAGAAGACGCTCGATAAGGCGAAGGTTCCGACCAGCAACCGTGTCGCTGTGATCAACGCGGAGTACACGTCGGTTCTGCTCAAGGCCGCGTCGCGTCTGACGAACGTTGACCAGTCGGGTTCGCCTGCCGGTCTGCGTGACGGTTACATCGGTCGCCTTCTCGGCATCGATGTGTACCAGTCGGAGAACTTGCCGATCGTCGCGAAGCCCCAGGTTGTCGCCTGGTACAAGCCTGCGTTCTCGTTCGTGTCGCAGATCGAGAAGACCGAGGCCATGCGCCACGACAACTCGTTCAGTGACCGTCTCCGTGGCCTCCACGTGTACGGCGCGAAGGCGTTCCGCCCCACGGGCATCGTCGCGTTCACTGCGTCCTGATCGGAAGGTGCGACGATGACTGCTTTCGCTGAGGTCAATGATCTTGAGGCACTGCTGGGCCGCACGTTTGAGGCGTCCCAGCAGCCGCAGATCACGGCACTGTTGGAGTCGGCGTCGTCGCACCTTCGCGCGGTGGCCGGGCAACACTTGTTCCCGGTCACCGTGTCGACGTACACCGCGTACCCGTCTGCGGGGCGTGAAGACCTCCCGCAATGGCCGGTCGTGTCGGTTGACACGGTCACCCGGGACGGCGCCCCAATCCCGTTCACGTACCGCCCCGGCTACATCCTCGTGTCGGGGAGTGACCCGGTTGATGTGACGTTCACGTGGGGCTTCCAAACGGCACCCGAAGAACTCACCCGCCTCGCATGTGTTCTCGCCGCGCAAGCGTTGACAACGCTCGAGCTCGGGCTGGGGCTTTCCGCCGGCGGGCTGTCGTCCCTCGCGATTGATGACTTCAAAGCCGCATTCGCTGACGGTGGCGCATCCACTGGGATGACGTTGACACCTCATGCTGCTGCGGCTGTGCGAACCCAATTCGGGCGTGGCGACATGCACGTGTTGGAGACGAACGGATGAGCGTCCACGCGGGCGCCCTGACGATGGGTCGCCGCATGGCTGAGTCCATGCACACGGAAACTTTCACGGTCTCGCGTGCGACGGGCAACAAGATCCAAGACCCGGTGACGCTCGAGGAAACCGACGAGCTCGCCGTGATTCATGCATCGGTGATGGGTAAGTATCAGTTCCCGGATTCGCGTCCTAGGGATGTGCAGGTTCCGGGGTTGAAGGTTGCTGAGACTGCTGCTGAGTGGCATACGTCGATCACCGTGTTGGGGGTGCTGACTGATGACATTGTGGAATGCATCGCGGTTGGCGAGGGTGGTGACCCGGAGCTTGTGGGGTCACGTGTGCGGGTTGTTGGCCCGTTCCTGAAGTCACATGCAACGGCTCGTCGTTTCCCTGTGGTGGAGCTCAGCTAATGGCTGACAGTGTTTCCTTCAACTTTGATGAACTGAACACGCTTGCCGCCGACCTGGGCGAGATCCCTCGATCAGCGCGGAAGAACGTGCGCGCCGCGCTCGAGGTGACTGCCCGCAACGTCAAGGACGCATGGCGCGGAAAGCT